CTATTCTATATGACCAAAATGAAAGAAATTTTGTTTCAAATGGTCTAGGAATTCTTTATGATGCTGTTGAATGTATCGTAAAAGAACAAAGAAATGGTTTATTCGAGTTAGAAATGAAATATCCAATTCAGGGTGATTATGCAAGCGACCTTGAAAAGAACAGATATATTCGTGCTAAGCCAAATGACGAAGATGATACTCATATATTCCGTATATATGAGACAAAAGTAAGTGTTGACAACAACACTATTGAAGTCAAGGCTGTATCGAAGATATCTGATGATCTTTCAGCTACTCTTATACGACCATTTACAGTTGGTACCCTATCCTTAAATGAGATATGGCCAATTATTGTCCAAAATGCTATTGACCCTATAAATATTAGATTCAATTCCGACCTTGGATCTAGATCATCATTTAATAATGATAAACTTATAAATGCTTTAAATCTTATTATGGGATCTGACGATTCTCTTGTGAGTACTTTTGGTGGAGAAGTTAAAAGAACTGATAAAGAATTGTTTATTTATAGAGGTCGTGGTCGAGAACACATTACTACAATTCGTCCTAGAAAGAATATGAAAAATATTCAACTTAAGACGAGTATGCATGGTAAATTCACTCGTATTTTACCTTATGCTAGGTATACTCCTGAAGGGGAGAACCAAAAAGAACAAACCATTTACGGAGATATTATAAAGTCAGACCACTATGACGATTATGATATCAAACGCATCGTCCCTATCGATATCAGTAATAAGTTTAATGACTATAAACAAAAGATGAAATCTGATAGGAAAACTCGATTGGCTGCTGAGCGAGAAAATAACAGATCTGCAGACTCATCTAAAAGAGCTCAAGAACAGTCTCAAAGAGAACATCTTGAACAACAGCGTGAAGAAGAACGTGAACGTAATTATTATGCTAATAAGCAAAAACGTGCATCTGCTCATGCTAACAGAGGGTCTAAGAAATCTGCTGCTCAACGAGAATCAGAATGGCAACAAAGAGAAGCTCAACGTGATGCTAACTTCCAAGCTCAGAAACAGAAACGACAACAAAGTAAACAGAAACGACAACAAAGTAAAGCTGCTCGAGAAGCAGAAAAACAAGCACGTTTAGCTCGTCAACAACAAATCAAAGAAGACACTAAAATTGTTATTACTTCTCGTATGGTTACTGAGGAAGCTTCCACATATTTTGATGAAAATCCTACTGTTGATGTTCCAGATATCAAGATGGAAGTTTCAATGATTCCTATTCAGGACACAACATCTTGGGAGAAAAGCATCTTAAGATCTCTTGAAGCAGTTCGATTGTGTGATACCGTGGATGTGTACTTATCCAGAATTGATGTCGATGTGACTGTTCAAATCGTTGAGATTGAATATGATGTTCTTAAGGAACGTACTGTTAAGATCGTTGCAAGTTCTGATGGAAATACAGCTAGTACTTTAGCAGATTCTCAAAGAGCTGAGTGGAAAGATCTTACAAAGAAAACTATCAATGAAACAATGGGCGACTTCGAAGGTTCTATCAACACTATCCTTACTAGCGCAAACGGTAAGAATAGAAACTTCTATGGACCGGACGAACCTCCCGTTGATAACTTGAAAGAAAATGACTTGTGGTTTAGAGATGTCGGTGCTGGTGAAACTGACTTATACCGATATGACGGAACTCAATGGAATTTGGTGATGCCACATGATTTTGGGGAGGTACTGGAGGATAAAATTGACTCCGCCATGTCCGAAATTCATGAATCGCTAGACATGTTTGAGACTGACATAGAGGTTATACAAGGTGATATCAATGCTACTCACCAATACGTCACAGACAGTGTTGCTGAGATTGGTAGAACAACAACCCAAGAGATTGGTGTTGCCAAATCAAAAATAGAGCAACTTTCAAACACTTTTGCTAACGACAAACGTCAACTTAACAATGATATCAGTGGTCTTAGATCTCAAATTACTGCTTCTGGTACCCAAACACTCAATGAGACTAAAAAGTTAATCACTGCTTTGGATAATGGGGTTAGTGAGAAGTTCAGTAAACTTAAGGTTGGCGCTACAAACATCCTGAGAAACACTCAGACAATGTCCGAACCATATTATAAGGGCGCTGTGATGGCACAAACACCCCCGTTTAAAGTATATGACTACGAGTTGAATCATCGAGCGATGTATAATAGCTACCAAGTTATTTACGGTGATACGGCTGAATATTTGAAGACTGTATTGAAGCCAAACACTGATTATGTGTTCTCGTTTTATACTAAGACCAATGAAAGAACTAAGAAGATTGATCTAAGTTTCCCTGCAGGTATTAATATTACTGAAAGAGATTCTGATTATTCTTCAGGATGGACGTCAAATACTGATTTAATCAGACATTGGGTTAAGTTTAGAACCAATAATACAGCAATCAAATTCAGAGTTGCATTTGGTTCGTTGGTAAATGACGCTATTCATGTCTATATCGCAGGTATTCAACTTGAAGAAGCTACTATTGTGTCTGATTACCATCCGAATGAGTTGGATTTTCAAGCGTCGTTCGCGGAGTATAAGAGGACTAGTGGTCAAAGTTTAACTACTATACAAAATACGATTAGCGGATTGAATAACGGTCTAAACCAGACTAATTCAAAACTTAATCAAACGGATAGTAAATTAACTGCTCAAGTTGCGGATTTGGTACAAACAAAAACCAAATTGGATCAAACTGCGTCTAAATTGGAATTGCAAGTTTCTGAGTTGACCAAGACCAATGAACGATATGCTAAACAGCAATCGGAATTAAATCTTCTACCTGGTAAAATTGATTTGGCAGTAACTTCTGCTAAAGACGAGGTTAAGAGGTATTCTGACGGTAAGTTAATTGAAGGTAAACAATATACGGATAGTAGAATTACTATCAACAATGATAGTATCACTCAACGTATAACGTCTACTTTAAATGCCACTGTCAATAATGTTGTTACAACTGCTGTCACTCAAACCAAAAACTCATTAACTCAGGCCATAACTCAATCCGCCACAGATACTCTTACTCGTGCTCGAACCGACGCACAAACACTCATTACCACGGAGATAACTGGCGTTAAGAAAACTATTAGTAGTGTCCAAAATGAAATTCCTAAGAAATATGGTAGTCGTAATTACTTAAGTGGAACTATTAAACCACGGGAATCCTACAATTATACTCTTAATTCTAATAATTATCATGTAATTTGGGGATATCCTTTGATGTATGGATCCACACCTAAAGAATTAGGCATACCACAAGGCGCCAGATTGATAATTCAGTACGAAGTTCAATTTAAGTCCAATGTGACTAACGCATCAGTATTTCCGGAGTTTTATAATGATACTAGTAATGGATATTGCGGAGGCCCTAATGGTATTGTACCAGGATTTCCAAATATAACTGATAGAGACATAAATGGTACAAATAAAGTATTTAAGATCGCATACTTTACATTATCCGATAAAATGTGGAATGAAGCAACACAAATTCGTTTCAGAGTGGATATGTCTAATAATGTGCCATTTACAATATCTAAATGTACGTTATATTATAGTGATATGGTTAGCGATTGGTCTCCGTCGGCTGAGGATTTGATGGATAATACTACTGGGGTTAACTTAATCCGAAATGGTGATTTCCTATATAATATCCAACCAAATGAAAACATCAGTATGAGATTCTGGGATGTTATCAAATATCCAGGCTGGAATCATGATAATGGTACTCATGGTCTTACGAATTTCGGTAAAAAAGGTATATTCCATTATTTTGGAAATGCTGGAAATAATTATGCATATATACAACAAGTTATTAATGAGAATTTCTATGAGGGACAACCAGTAACTTTATCTGTAGATGTTTCTACTGATCAAATTAATAACTCTGGTATAATTATGCGTATGGAAATAGTTGGAACTTGGGTTGATAATGGAGTTTACAAAAATGAATGGATTGTTAAAGATTTTTATCCATCAGATATTCAATTCATGGGTATGAAACCTACTCAAAGAGTGTTTCATAGAATTGGGGCAGTTCTTACTCCAAGGCATGACTATAAAATGGTTAAAGTCAGAATAACTACTACTCCAAATACTCTTGTTAATTTCTATATCCGAAGAATTCAACTTGAACGTGGTAATTCTATAAATGACTTTAAAGATAACCCTCAAGACTTGGATATGACTCAAACTGTTAAATTCCAAAAAGTAGAGGAGTCTGTTGATTTCTTCAAAAGGACTTTGGGAGAAACTCAAAATGGTATAGCTAATAGAGTTTCACAAATGATTATGTCTAGTACTGAGATACAGTCTTTGATCACTAGTGGATCGTCAGCATCGAATAACCTTATATTAGGTACTGAGGATTTGGTTGGGGTTACTAATAGTTCATCAACAAATTCGCCGTTCGAATTTAGTCCATCTGGAGGAGTATACGGTAAAAGATCTTTCTTTATTAAAGTTGATAAAGGGGCACCGATAAGTAGATTTAATCGATTAATGTTTCCGCTATCAATTAAGTCACTTAACCAAGGTGATGTTCTGACATTTACATGTAAAGTTAGAATGCATAAATATTACCATACACCAAATCAATCTCTCGCGCTTATAGAAATAAAATATGCTTATAATATTCCAGCAGAGAACTTATTCTATATACCTAGAAATTACGATGTTAATTCGACAGTCAATAACCCATATAATGGGTGGATAGATGTCAAAAAGACTATCGCAATTAGTAAAGATATGACGTTTAATACCGGTGAATTTGTAAACCCATTCCGTGTCATAATGGATGGTAGCGGTTTACTTGAGATTAAGGAAATGATGCTTGTTAAAGGAGATAAAATAGCTGCCTATCAACCGTCAGGTAGTGTATCCTCGACAACGGTCCAACAACTGGCAAACTCTTATTCTGTTAAAATTTTAAAAAATGAGAGAGACCTAGTCACTCAAATTTCAGCTAACCCAAATGGTGTAAGAATTGCTGGTAAGAATATCGAGATAACTGGTCAAACAAGTATCTCTAATGGTGTTATTGGCGAAGCCCATATACGAGATGGGTCTATCAAAAATGCCCATATTGCTGATGCCACAATCAATTCGGCTAAAATTATATCTGTCGACGCTGGTAAAATCACTGGTTTGGAAGGGCAATTCCGAAGTCTTATTTCCAAAACAGGTATGTTTGATTCGTTATTTACTAATGGTCTAACAATTGCAAATAGAACCAGGATGACTATTAATAATGACCGATTATCTATACATCACCTTGGTGGACAAACGGATAATATCACAATTCAATCAAATGGCCGATATGCAGGACCAACACGATTTTGGGGTAGAGCAACTTCTAGTTCCGATTATGTTCCCGTTATGACTAATGCGTATAAGAATACGCCATTAGTATCACATCGATCGGGAGCTGCCATATACGGTGTTCGTGGACTATTCTTAATAACATTCGCTAATTCCACAAATGCGTATGGTTCTCACGCTTGGTTATACGTTAACGATGGATCTGATACAAATACAATATATTACGCTCCATTAGAAAAATCTGAAACTCAAACAGACTGGAATAATGGTTTTATTTAGAAAGGTTTATATGGAACAAAACGAAAAACTAAATAAGATTATCGTGAAGCTATCTCTAGAGATAGCTTCCAAACATCTTGAAAACTCTGAATTACTTGTAGAAAAAGAAACTCTTGAAGAAAAAGTAGTCCAATTGCAATCTGAATTGGATGTCTACAAAGCTGCAGATCAAATTCAAATTAATGAATTGACGCCTAATACATCAGAAAATACTGAAGGAGAATAACTATGTCACAATTTAAACTACGCACACACTACCCAATCTACAACAACCAAGGCGAACCAGTTAAAACACTATTCGAGTTGTATACTGAAACACCTAGCAACATCATCCAAGTCTATCTGCCTGGACTTCATCAAATCACTGACCAATCAATGGAAAAAGAATACATTGAAAAATGTATGAAAGTATTCCATGCCGAATACTTTGCTGAAATCGAATTCCGCGAAACAACTAAAAAAGTTGAAGTTATTAACAGCACACTTGCTCAAACTAAGATTGAAGATCAACGCCGTGATAGTTTCATTGACGCAATGGTTATGCAGACAGTTATGTCAGGGTCTATTGTATACGGTGTCGTGTATAAGAAATTGGCTGAACTTATGCCTAAAGCGACTGTTGGGACCACATACGACCCAGGTGATATTGTTGTGATTGAAGATCCTGAATACAAGGAAGTTAATGGCGAAGGAAAACTAATCTTCGTTCAATTCAACAAGACATTCACATACAATGGAGAACCTGTACGCGACTTTGTTAAAAATGGTCGCTTTGAAATTGATGGTATCGGAGCTGCTTATCGTCTTTCTGACAATATCGGTATGAATAACGCACAGTAAGGAGAACATATGACAGTAGATGTATCAAAAATCATCGCATGGTATGATGTGCGTATGGGAGAGAATCTCAACCTAACCGATGAGCAAGCATTCAAAATAGCTGCAAAATACGGCGGACTTACTGAACCAGAAAATGAGTTTCAGATTGCTGAGGATGTAGTTGCTTGGTTGGAAGACAATGATTTCCGCGTAGTGACTGACGAACGTAAATTTGGTGATGTCTTGATTGTAAATGATGGTATGTTCATTGGAATCGTTGGGAATACTGAAGGAGAAATCTTCTTCTCAAACGAACTACAAATTGTCCGTCACTTTGTTGAGGATGTATTCGAAGACGTTTCCAATGTTATTGTGTGTCGATATTCAGGAGAGGTCTCCCTCCCTAATCCTGCTGTAAAAGATATTGCTCGAATTAATTTCGAGGAAGAGTCCTTTGAGGCATAAGGATTATAAGATTTACTATATGGGGTTTGTGATACTAATTACGAACCTCATTTTATTAATTGTGTTACTTATTATCTTAAAAGAGTTATCGACTTTGAGGGTAGAGTACTATAACGCTTTGAAAGTATTAAGTGAACTCAATAAACATATTAACTATCCAGGAGGGTAAAATGATTATTATTTCAGAAAACGAAATTATTCATACAGACAGCTTTGATGATGTTATCGAGCATTTTGGGACTAAGGGTATGAAGTGGGGTATGAGAAAGACCAAAGCATATGCTAAGTCCTTTATTCGGAATAAGTATAACACATATCGCCATCCAATTCTTACAACTAAAGCAGATTTTAAAACTTTATTGAAAGGTAAAGTTGTAAATACGCATCGTCGTTTGGATTATGTTAATAAATTCGTAGACGATCGAATTGCTGCTAAAAAGAATTATAAATCAGCTAAAAGATCTATTGATGAGAAATATTCTAAACTAGAAGACAAGATCGGTACCATGAAAGGTAGTAAAGATAAGATTTCTCGCTTAGAGAATCGTAATTCAGAACAGCATATGGCCGCTCGTAAAAAGCTAAAATACCAGTATAAAATGAACAAAAAGAATGCAGGAGGCAATTATAAAGATGCTGGACGGGTTATTTAATATGAATTATATAGCAATTAATTCATCAGAAGATATCATAAAACACCACGGTGTAAAGGGAATGAAGTGGGGTCGTAGAATGGCTAAGCGTGTTAAATCGTGGATGGATAAAGAAAACGATAAATACTATAATAGTCATAAAGGATTGCTTCTTGACTACAATTATCAAAAGAAACATAATCCTGTAGAATGGAATGCAGTTCAAAGGCATACTGGCGCAAAGACGAAATCGTTCACTCCGCCGTCTAAAGAAATTCTACAACGTCAAAAAGCAGAATACGAGAAACTTAGGGCCATGAAAAAAGAAATTAATGACCTTAATATCGAACGTTTTGGAAGATTCAGACCTAATGACCGAGGGCATGTTAAGAAAGAACATCTGGCAGAATACGACAAGCTAGATAAGATAACTAATAAACCTCGTCCTCATTATGATGGTCCTAAATTGGAACGTTGGGACAAAGCTTATGATCGTCAAGTCGAATTAACAGAAATTGGTATGGATTATAAATATAAAAAAGTCAAGAAAGCTTATAAAGACTATATCAATAAATAGAAACGCGGAGTCTACACGGCTCCGTCTTTTTTTTGAATTTCCAAAAATTTGCCCGGGTGTTATTTTTATCATAAATTCGCATCTTTTACATGTCCTATAATGAAAAGGAGGAAGTGCTTATGTTAAATAAATTAAATAAAGCAACTATTGTCACATCAATTTCACTTACTACTGGTTTGGTATTTTGGGCAGGTGTTTGGATTGCCAAAAACGTGTATTGGGAAATTATGGGATATAAATAGAATTTGGAGTATTTACATATACTCCTCTTTTTTCGCAGAAATTCCCAATCCTATAATGAAAAGAATTTTAATTATAGGAGGACATCGCTATGTCACACGAACAAAAATTTGCAGTTAATACGAATCAAGTTGCTATGATTAAATTAGCATTATATTTAGACGACAATGAAATGAGTAAAATGATTAGTCTTGGACAAGACTACACATTGGTTAATTCAAACGCCAATATGTATATTGTGGAATATTATAAGAATCTACTCAAAAGATTGGAGCGCGAATTAGAAGCTATTTTAGAATCTATCGATGCAAAAGAACTTTATATTAGATCTGCTTTAGCTCGTAAAACATACGAAATGTTGGAAAATATTTTAAATGATGAAAAGTTAGGATTTGTAAAAATCAGCGAGATTGAAGATGAAGAAGTTAAGAACTTAATAAATAGAATTAGTAACAGACAAAAAGAAATGGAGTCTGAAACCGAGGAAATTATTAGATTCTTTCTAACACTACAATAACACTGAGGGATTACATATCCCTTCTTTTTTCGTATAATTTACATACCTCATAATGAAAGAAAACTAAAGGAGGGTCAATATTATGACTAAATTACACGAAACTAATGACGAACAAATTAAAAATTTGTATAACCTAGGATACCGTTGGTATGTTTGGGGTGTTCGTAATAACTATATGGAAGTTATGTTTAAAGAAGCTTTGGATTATATATCCGCTGATACTCTTGCTAGACAAGCTTTCGATATAGCATTCGATACATTCAAATATATCATCGCGAGATTCTGGAATGAAGAAGAACAAATGTTTACTGTTAATGTTACAGAATTAGAATCAGCATGTAATTATTATAGTATTATGGCTACATCAGTTAATAAAATAATTTATGACAAAGACTTTATGTTACATTTCTATTGTAAACATCAAGATATTGCCAGAGCTATGCTTAGCTATAAGGAAATAACTAATGATTAAATAGATTGTATCAAGAAGACTTTGTCTTCTTTTTTTAATTTCGCAGAAATTACATGGTGTATAATGAAAGAAAATTAAAGGAGTAAACTATTATGTTTAAAAATTTTAAAGGAATTACAGTTGCTGAAGATCAAGCTTTATTATCAATTAAATTATTGAAGATTTCTTTTGAAACAGGATTATTTCAAAAAACTTATGAATATGCTATGGACAAACAAAATGTCGATGCTATTACAAAAGAACAATTGAACGACTTGTTGAAAGAATTAACTTCATGTTTAGAATTGTTTAATAATGACGACGATTTATCAGAAGAATTGTGGAATAAGATGGATAAACTTAATAAGAAAATGTACGATATTTTCGGATTGAATGAAGAGGAATATTACACTATTGCTGTCGAATTTGCTCAAGAAAATGCGGAATTGTCTGTTGAAACGGCCATTAAACAATTTGAATTGATCAAATAGATACTGAAGGAATAATATTCCTTCTTCTTTTTTTTGAAATCATTTAAGGAGGTCTGCTATGCCTGTTAGCAAGAAAAGAAAGAAAACAACATCAAAGCGAAGGTTTGGGTCAACCAAGTATATTCCGGAAGTCATCAATCTATCTTTCAAATACATCCACGCTCACTACGAACCAAAGAACGACGAATTCCATATTTATCTCAACTTGGTTTGTAACGATGCGCCAATCATTGTCTCTGGTTATATTGACCCAGACAAGAGTTATTTCACGGGTATACGGATACATAATCCCAAACCTAAGAAAGGACATACCGCGCAAACTGTATATATCACACGTAAGGATGCTCCTAATTTCTTTGCAAATGTGAAGGCTTATGTTGATACTGTTGGGGATTTGTTGGATGCGAATGATAAAATTCCGGTGTTGGATATTCAGAATAATGGTAAGTATTTTAGTGATAAGTCTTTGGGGGACTATAGGAAACTCATTTATCCGCAGGAAATACAGGTCCTATAATGAAAGTAGGGTGTTAAAATGAAATTAAATGAATCAAACAAAACACCTAAAGAATTAGAAGCGGAAGGATATGTAAAATCCTACGACCATTATCAACATATTTTTGGTAAGTATACACCGCAAGTAAATATTGTTAATGAACGCAATGATAACAAAGAAGTTTTATTGGATATTTTATACAATTTATCATTTGATATTGTGTATTTAAATAAATGCTATTGTACAACTGAGGCGGGTGCTAAGGTTGATCAAAAGATATTGAAATGCGCAAAGAAAATGTTTGAGAATTGTAAGAAGTTAAAAAATAAACCTACAAAAAGAGGAATATTATTGTTGTTCTTTCAATACATGCAATTGGTGAATTATATAACCACATTGGGATTGTTTGAATTAGGTTTGTAGAAGGAGTTACATACTCCTTTCTTTTTTAGTGAGGTATTTTATGACAAACAATGGGTACTATGAGAAATTCGTAGAGAAACTTAAACAAAGATGGAGTCTCGTATATGATCTAATTATGTATTCCGATCATTATATGGTTCGCGAAGTTCATGCACGTGTTAATTTTATTATATCGTATGTAGATGAACTTGATGAGAGTTTGATATCTGAGCAACAAGATTATAAAATGACCAGAGCTCTAAGATCTTTAAGGTATTTATTGTACACGATGTATAAAGATACATTAATTTACAGAGTAAGAAGATATTTTAGATTGATTTATACCAATTGGCTATTTAAAAATTTATAAATTTCGCAGAAATTACATACCATATAATGAAGAAGATAGCTCAGCGGGAGAGCATCCTGATTATTCAGGAGGGGCGACGTGGTTCAACTCCACTCTCTTCTTTTTTTTCGAATTTCGCAGAAATTACATAGTGTATAATGAAAGAAACTAAAGGAGGAAACAACTATGAACAAAGGATTTATGGGACTTATTAACTTCGAAGGGACACCATTGGAATATGATGCCGATAAGGACAACCTAGCTGTAGGTTTACTTAAAGGAGCAGGCCAAGGAGCCATCGAAGGACTACTTGCCATAGGTACTGTGGTTACAGCAGTTGCACTATTCACTAGTAAAAAATAAAGATGGATCTTAGGATCCTTTCTTTTTTTGTTTTAGTCAAGCCATTCATAATAATTATTTAAGGAGGAAGCCTCATTTATTGTCAGTCAATAATGGATGGTTTGATTAAGCCAAATTAAAGGAGGTATATAATATGGCTATTATTTTATTGGTGTCGGCATACATGTGTGCAGATATTGTGTCTATTTTATGTGATAAAAAAGGAGGAAAGAAATGACTACACCAATTAATTTCATTACAGCGCCGGAAATCGCATCTAAATATAAGGGTGATATCAGCATATCAGTTGCTATAAAGGCGGCTATTATAGATTATCCTAGACTTACAGATCCTGTGGATAAAGCCGCTACAACGTTATTGATTACTCAATACGATAACTTTTTCACTTTTGAAAGTGAAGATATTCGATCGGACCTTAATTATATGCGAGATTATTTTAAAACAAAATTCGCATTAGAAATGGTTAATGATATTATGTATTTAATGAAAGATGTTGACAAAGTAAATGAGCGTTTAAAGGCAATTGCAAATATGGATAAGTGAGGCAGAAAAATGAGTAAAGATAATATTACAAAGTTAATGAAAAACTCTGTGTATGGTGTAAATTCGGTTAATGACTATAAAAGAACAAAAGATAATGACAAAGTCAAATTCCACACCAAACCAACTCAAGTCAATCGTAAAAATCCTATTTTGGTTCTTAATTATCCTAACATAGTAAAGGCATGGCTATATGAATTGGATAATGGGTATACAGTTATATTTAGTGTATTCGATGGAACAAGGTCAGAAGCGGTTGTTGCCAAATTTAATGGTTACGATGATGTTCATATTCTAGATTTTACTAAAATCGATATTCATACAAAACAAGACCTTGTGGAGTTTGTTACAGAATACAACAAATATTCAAACTTTTATATGGTTGATATTGATTATTAATACGCAGCTTTTACATATCCTATAATGAAAGAATATTTATTATAGGAGGACATACTTATGTTCAGAAGAATTATTAGAGAAATTGGATTTCGTACACTTGCGTTATACGCCGTGCTTGAAGAAGCTTATGTAGAGAAGCTTGAAAAGCAAGGGTATATTTCGGAAGATAGCGAATACCATAAACGACGACTAATTACTGTACAGAAGGTATTAACTAAACTTCGTAATGAAGGTTTTTAAAAGGAGGATAAAATGAAAACTATCTTAGACATTGTTAAAGCATTGTTTGGAATGCTCTTCGTGAACATTATCGCGGGACTATTCAACTTTGTTGGTAAACTATTCAGATAGAGGATTTAATTATCCTCTTCTTTTTTAAAATTCAGAAAGGAACTTACTATGAAATACACGTACAAACAAATCGCTATGATCTACCACCGCAAACCAATTCCTGTAAAACCTGTTAAAAAGCTAACGCTCAAACTAGGTTGGAAATCCGGACTTATTGCCGGCGTTATCGTCGGAGCATATCTTGCATTAAAACAAAAGAAAGAAGGTAAATAATATGTTGGAAATTAAAACAGACTTTTTGGAAAAAGAACTTAATGTTATCAAACACGTTGATGAGCACTATGGGGAAGATTTGGCTATGGTTGCTGCTGCCGATGATACCGGTGAAAAGATTGTAAAATCAGCAGTTTACCTCAGCTTAGCTAGTTTTGTTGTCTGTGGTGTCGGTGTTTTCACACGATATCTTGCTGGTAAAGCAGCTAAAGAAATCCATCAAACAATGGATAATGACCAAGAACTTCAAGAATTATTTAAGGAGCTTGACGATGCAAGAAACGAACTATATTCTTAATGATGACCGAGTTAAAAATAGACCAACGTTTTTAACTTGGTTATTTTTCAACAAATCAACACGTAAGTTATGTTTAAGTAGTATCGAAACATTACGTGAGGATATTGATAAGATTGTATATTTGCAAGACAAAGCCAATGCTGCACGCGATTTGGATGCTGCTTTAAAAATTGGACCAGTTGTTATGGGTATGACCGAATTATGGAAACTTATAGTTCGGTATGGGTATTATACTCGTAGACTAACATTTATGGAAGTTTTAGACCTTAAAGCAACTCTGAAAGCTATTGAAGAATTAATTAGTGAGGTATTATAATGTTTAAAAAGTTATTTGAAATTGAGAAGGTTGAATTCGCAGACAAGGATATGCAGGAGGCATATTACCGTGGACAAGTGGACGGTCGTACTCAGGAGCAAATCAACGGGGCTATCGGTATTTTCCTAACCGGTACAGCTACGGCAATCGCATATTTACTTATGGGGCGTCGTAACACTAAATACAATCGCTCGTTAAATGAAGCGATTAATGAAGAAGGGAAATTGGGTGAATCTATGTTTCTTAAGGATCAAAATGATGAATTAAGAGAAATGTTTGGTGATGACTAATGGAACCTATTGATCGTGTTATTGTTAAGGTTAATGGTAAGGTATATTCGTTTCTTAATCCGTTATTTTTCGACGAAACTGAGCGACCCTATTATTTAAACAATTGTAAAGTTAGTAGATTAGCGGTGTGTATTCGTTATAACCAAGATTTTATTAATGATATAACCATATGTTCTGACAAAATATTTAGAATGCTTCGATCATCCGATTTATATATCTCTTTAAACGGAAAACTTGTTGAAAGTTTCTTTATTGAGAAAATACAATACGATGGCGTAAATTTAATGTTAAAAACGGTTTGTCCGTATTGAGGGGGTATCATGATAGGAAGATTAATAATCAAATTCGACTCTAAGGTATATTCAGTACTTGTTGATTCTTATACTACAGAGATGTTCATAGAATCAAAAAAATTCGACAAAGTAAACTTATATTTTGTCAATAACCCAACACTTTGGCAATTTTATTGGGCTTATATGCACCCAAAACATTGGATCAAACCTAAGAAAAGTATACTGATCGTAGATTTCCTTGGAAAACCTTATATTTTATCATTTATTTATATTGAAGAACCTATGTATTCAGGAATTTCCGATTTTAAAGTTACGCTTATTCCTCTAAGAGAACCACCAAAACTACCACCAGCTCGATTTGAGCCAACACGTAGTTTACACTCGCCGCAGGAATTCCCTTGGCTATAATGAAAGGAAGGTAAATAATTATGAGAAAAATTATGATGGCGATACTATTCGACGGTCTTGATATGAAGATTGAGGAAATCAAAATTCAGATGGCACTGTCCGAAGATAACGCAGAGATCATGGATCTAAATCTCAAGCTTGCCAAACTTATTGCTGTGAAAAATGAGCAGCAAAAGTACAAGGTTAAGCCTGAGCAATTGTTCCAGGCTCTTACGAACATCCTAGGATTGGCTGCTGTATTGAATTTTGAACAATTCAATATAATTTCAAGCAAGATGTGGTCGATTATATCAAATCGATTTTTCAAATAAAGGGATTAACTTATCCCTTTCTTTTTTT